AATGGTCAAATTTGGATTCAAAGTTTTCATAACAAACAACCAGTAGGAGGGTATCTTTGTGAATCTAAGTAAACATTTTAAATTAGAAGAATTTACTAAATCAATGACAGCTACTCGTAAGGGTATTAATAATGATGCAGGAGCAGGATATATAAAAAATTTAGAAAATCTTTGTTATGAAATACTTGAGCCAGTTAGAGCTAAGTTTGATAAACCTATAACTATTACATCTGGCTATCGTTCAGAAGAATTATGTGAAGCAATAGGTTCAAAAAAAACCTCACAACACGCAAAAGGTCAAGCAGTAGACTTTGAAATTGCTGGTGTACCTAATATTAAAATAGCTTATTGGTTACAAAACAATGTAGATTTTGACCAGCTTATATTAGAATTTTATAATCCAGATGATAATGCTGGTGGTTGGGTTCATATAAGTTATAATGAAAAAGGTAACAATAGAAAACAAGTTCTAACTTATGATGGTAAAAAATTTGATAATGGTTTACCGGAAATGAAATGGAAAAATGGTGAGGTAAAAGAATAATGTGGATTAGTGCAATAAAATTAGCTATGAACGCTGGTAGTCACATATACAAAAAGAAACAAGAAACTCGTATGAACATTGCTTCAGCACAAGCAAGTCATGCAGAAAAAATGGCAAATGGTGAATTGGAATATAAAGCGAAAGTTATTGAGAGCAATGATAATGGTTGGAAAGATGAGTTTGTCCTCATTCTCGTATCTATGCCTATGTTGTTATTGGTTTGGTCTGTGTTTTCTGACGATCCAGAGATTCGTACTAAATTAAATTTATTTTTTGAGTATTTTAAACAGCTTCCTTATTGGTATCAAGCAATTTTTATTGGTGTCGTATCGGCAATTTACGGATTAAAGGGTGCTGATATTATGAGAAAACCAAAATGAGTAAAGGTATAATGACAGCATCTGTTAGTCAGTACAGTAAAAAAACAAGTTTATTATCACAACAAACAGGAAAAAATGGCAAGAGTAAAGTTCAACGTGGCAGATCAACCCCACGAAAGAATACCAAAAAAAACCTCTATAGGTAGGAGACCTAAGTTATCTTCTATGAATAAGTCTAGAAAACTTCATAAAGGTAAATCAAAAAATCGTGGACAGGGTAAGTAATATCTTATAGTAGAAGGTATAGGAGATAAATATGATTGATAAAATTAAAGCATCAGCTATGCACTATTGGACAGACCACAAAGAAGTTGTTATTATTGTTGGCGTTCTATTAGTTATAGCAGTTATACAGTAGGTTTTTGTGAATGAATATTGCAGAACTATTCAAAAAGAATTTTGTATTAATACCGGTTATAGCATCTGTATTGTTCGGAACTTTTACTGGCGTTAAGTACGTCATTAATTTAACTGACACAATCAATGGAAATAAAACAGCTATTACAAAAATACTAGCTATTGAAGTGGTAGACCTTAGAAGAGATTTAAAAATAGAACAAGATAAAACAGCAGATTTAAAAATTAGACTTTCCTCTGCTGAAGCTACATGGCAGATGGCAGAGAATTTATATAGAACTTTAGCCGATCAAGTTAGAGAACACAGTTACGATATTAAGGATTTAAATAGGTAATGTATGGAGTGTCTCAGTATGAATTACAAATTTACAGCCATACTTATTTTAATGTTATCAATGCTAACTTTTTTTGCTGATCCCGCTTATCCTAAAAATGAATATTTAAACAATGGATATAATTCTTGTAACACAGGTTCGTTTGATGTTCGTATAGAAACACAAGAGGGAGATAATGAATATAAACATTACAATCCTTCTAATAATTATAATAGTGATAATGGAAGAGATTCATTAAGTTTAACTTACAGACATTATTTAGGTTCAGCTTGTACAAAAGAATTTAAAAAAACACAGCAAGAAAATATAAAATTAAAACAACAATTAGAATTAATGAAAATGTGTGGGAAAGTTAATAAAAATACTACTTTAAAATACAATCCAAACTTTCACTTAATTGTTGCAAAATGTTCTGGTATAGTAATTCCAGAAAATAAAAGTCCTGAAGGTAGTCTTTGGGATGAATTAAAAGATGATTACAAAAAAGAAAACCCAGAGATTAAAATAATGGGAGATAAATTTATAGGATCAAAAAAAAAATTAATAATACCTAAAGACTTAACAGGAGAATTACCAATACCTACACCATGAAAATATCACAAGACACACCAGTAAGTATGCCAATCAAAAATATGATTGGAATAATTTTTGCTATTGTTGCAGGTACTTTTGCATACACAGAAATTACAGCAAGATTAACTAGCCTTGAAACGTCAAGAGAATTAATGAACTCAGATTTATTAAAAAAATCTGAACAGACTACTGTGGATTCTGAGCAGTTTATGTTGTTAGAAGATTTGTATAAAACTACTGAAAAATTAGAAACAAGAATAGAAGATATGATGCACAACAAAATTAATATAGAATTTGTAACTAAACAATTAGAAAAAGCATTAAGTGATATTGAAAAAATAAAAGATAAAGTAAGACAAAATGGTAATGGTAGTCATGGTTGAAGTAGTTGTAGCATTATTGATGATTGTTAATGGTGAAATTAAAGAACATAGAATACAAGAATCAATGTCACATTGTTTAAAAGGTAAAAGAATAGCCAATAGAGTTTATAATGCTAACGTAGAATATCAATGTATTAAATCTAAAGCAGAAACAGAAATTTATTTAGGTGAAAAATCTATTGTAAAACTTATATTAAAATGAAAGTAATTGTATTACTTATGGTTATGTGTAGCACAACAGCCGGTAATAATTGTAAGGTTATTGATACTCCACAAATAGAATTTGAAGATATTTACAACTGTACTGTTTATGGTTATAGTTATTCAGAAGAAATAATATCAGAATTAAGTCCAGAGTTTGTAAATAAATATGGTGCGTACACTAAGTTTTCATGTAAAAGTAAACAAAGAATATGAGTATAGATTATAGAGGTGAAAAATTTTCTGGTTATAATAAACCTAAAAATGACAGAACTAAAACTAAAAAATTTTCTGTACTTGCTAAGTCTGGAAATACTATAAAACTTATTAGATATGGTGATGCTAATATGACTATAGGTAAATCTGATCCCAAAAGAAAAAAATCATTTAGAGCTAGACATAAATGTGATACAAAGAAAAGTGTATTAACTGCAGGATATTGGAGCTGCAAAAAATGGTAAACAAAACATGGAATAAAACTAAGGCTGTAATGGCTGTAGGTTGGTGTAATATGTGTCAAAAAGAAATGCTAAGTGATGCTGGTGGTTGGATTGTAACTGCAGAAAAAAAACACTTTTGTCATGATGGAAAAGATGGTAGTTGTTTTGATAACTACTGCGAAGAACAAAAACTAAAAGCAGAAGATGCAACATATGAAAAGGAATAATTATGCCGGGTTATCACACTAAAAAAGATGGAACAAAAGCCAAAAAAGGTTTGTATTATAATATGAATAAAAAAAAAGCTAGTGGTACATCAAACACAAAAGCTAAGTCTACTGTAAGTGCTAAGTCTTACAAGTCTATGCTAAGTGGATTTAAGAAGTAATTTTTTATTTTTTTTTTCTAGTTGTTTAATGTAGGATTTAAGATCATCTATAGTATGCTCTTGATCTTCTATCTTTAACCTGTATTTTAAATTCCAATTAACACCTACAATACTTCTTTTATTTCTTGAAACTCTTGCCATATAGTTTGCTCCTCTGACCAATATCTTTTTTTATTATGTTTCATTCTTATTGAATGTAAAACTGTGGTGTGATCTTGTTTAAAATACCTACCAATATTTGTTAAATTCATTTTGTATTTTTCTGATAGCAAGTTATGAATAATATTTCTTGCTCTAACAATATCCAATGTTTTCTTTTTGCTTAACAACTCTACTTTTGATATTTCATATCTTTTACAAATATAATCTATAATATTATCTATAGTTGATTTTTGTGGTGAAGAGAAAGAAAACCCAGCTATTTTTAATAAACTATATTTGTTTCTTTCTAAATGTTGTTTGGCTAATTTATAACCATTAACAAATGCGTTCTTGTATATTTTTTCTTCCCTTAAATTTAAATTTGAATATTGTCCTGCTCTCATTGCAAGTTTAATTTCTTTAAACCTTATATTTTTAGTCATAAAATCCCCTCATGTTCCTCTTGTTTTTTTTAATAATAAATTAATAACTAAGCTGTCATTAATTGTTCTCTACATTCACTAACTTTTAAAGCTAAGTTATAACTTTCAGCTTTTAACTTGTTAGCCTTTTGAACTGTGTGGACATATTGTTCACTTGCTTTTCTTTGCTTGTCCATCAGCTTCTGTAGACGATTTTTTGTTTCCGTCATCTTGCTCCTTTTTTACTGTTGTAAAATCAAATTTAACATTATCGATTTTTACTTCTGCATTTGCTCCATCATTAGAACCATTGGCAGCCTTCTCTACTGAATCAAACTCCTCTGTTAGTTTAAAACTACACTCTCCAGACTTGATTCGTATATATTTTGTCATATTTTATCCTTTTTGGCAACCTCTTTTTTGTGTAGTTCAAATGCCATGTTATTGTATATACTCATATCGTGATAGTTATCAGCCTTATATCCTCTTGTTGATCTATAAAGTTTTAATGCCATCATAATATGACCTACTTGGTGTGGTTTAATTCTTTTTTTTAAATTATCTGCTAATATTAATGTAAACATTTCAGCTAACATAAAAAAATTATGTTGATAATCACCATAATCTTTTTCTCGATCAGCTATTATTTTAGCTTTAATTTG